TGAGCCGTGTAGTTGAAGGTTTTTACGTCAGATTCTTTTGGGATTGGCTTGCGTTTATTTCTGGAGCGTTTCGTTGGAAGGTATTTGCAGTTTTCGCAGATGATGTCGGTGATACTTCTTCGCTGTCGCCTCATGCCGCCATCCTGACGCCCTGCCCGATCGCCATCAATGCCGCTTTGGATACAGTAGTAAACATTCGTCGAGGACTGATGAACGGTCGCCAAATCAGCAGCATGGAGCCTTTGCTGTTTCCCTTCTTCTCCAGCCCTGTCGATGGTTCGATAAAATTAATCCGTCCATCAGTGATAATGCGAACTTCGTCGACACTCTCCAGAGCCTTGCTGAACCATCCGACTGACATATCCTCTGGCACAAGCATAACTACCGTCTGTCGCTGTTGTATGCACTGCTCAGCGGCTTTTTCCACCCACGGCCTGATATTGCTGTACGGTGGGTTATTCCAGATTGCACCGTGGCTTACCCACTCAGAATTGAGCGCGTCGTCGGCCTCAGTTAGCCAGTGAGCACACAGAGCATTTTTGTCGCTCGCTGCCGAATCCAGCCAGAATCCAAACTCAATATCCAGTGCATCAAAAAGCCAAAGCGGCGTTTGCCAGCAGTCCTTGTCGTGTGCTGGCGTATTTGATTTGATAGTCATGCAGCCCTACCTTTTCGTTGTGACCATTCATACTCTCGCCGGGAGTCATCACTCCACCGCACGTTGCGCTCTGAGCCGAACCAGAACATGATTTCGATAAGCTCAGTCATGCTGGCCTTCCGCATTTTGCTGGTACGCACGCCAAGCATGACAACGCCACCGTCGATACCAGGCACACTTCGTTGCTCCAGTTTTTTGGTCTTAAGCCACAGGGCAGTGAACAGGTCTTTCCAGTCTTCCGGCGCCAGCCGTTGACCATGCCATAGCACCTGACGCGAAACATCGTTCAGCATCGGCCACATACGGTCATTCTGCGCTTTGCTGCGCCTGGGTTCTTTAACGTGGACTTCGTGGGGTGACTTGTCGTCGATGGGTAGTGAGAGAATGGCGTCTATGGCGTTATTTCTGATTGCTTCGTTGCGAAGCAGAAAGGTTTGCTTCATCTCCTGCTCTCCGGTTCCATTTTTCAGCCGCCGCAGCAACTGATGGTGCCCATGCCCCCCTGGCTTCACAGAGGTCACATTCTGCATAGCCCCACACATCAATATTTATTCCGGCCTCAACCCACAGACGAGCATTACCGCCGCAAAACGGACATTCTTTTAGCTTTGGCTGGGTTAATGATAGGTCGCTCATGCTCACTCCTTCACTTAAAATCCAGACTCCGGATAATTCTGTTGCGCTGAAACTCATTGTTGAGTTTGAACAACCGTCGAAGAACACGGTCACGCGGATAGCGTCGTGCGGCAGGTGAATGCTCATACAACTCATCAAGCGGCAAACTGGACGATGAACGATACCGATACCAACGCACCAACTCTTCACGAAAATTAGCCCTGACAAGCTCAGCTATCGTACTCATTTCTTAAAGCCTCCAATTACTCTTCCTCAAATAAAAAGGCCTGCGATTACCAGCAGGCCTGTTACAAGCTCAGTGATGTAGATGGTCATCTTTTAACTCCATATACCGCCAATACCCGTTTCATCGCGGCACTCTGGCGACACTCCTTAAAAATCAGGTTCGTGCTCACCTTTCCTTCCCGTTCTTCCCTGGTAGCAAACCGGTAATACACCGTTCGCCAGACCTTACCATCAATGACAAGGATTCCTGCCCGCGCCATTTTAGCCGCAGCCTGATTTATACTGGTTACGGTTGCGCCTGTTAGCGCGGCAACGTCCGGCGCACAGAAGCTATTATGCGTCCCCAGGTAATGAATAATTGCCTCTTTGCCCGTCATACACTTGCTCCTTTCAGTCCGAACTTAGCTTTAATTTCTGCGATCTTCGCCAGAGCCTGAACATGATTTAGAGGTCTGCCGCCCATGACAGGAAGTTGTTTTACTGGTTCAGGAATCACCTCACCACGGTTAATTCTCGCAGTCATATGGACAAGCTCATCTGCGGCCTTGCGCCGTAATTCCGCGTCAGTCAGCGCATTGGCCCGCATGTTCTGGTACAGGTTGGTAACCAGCCAGTAGTGCGCGTTCGATTTCCACGGATAAGACTCTGCATCCGGATACAGGCCTCGCTTCCGGCAATACTCGTAAACCATATCAACCAGCTCGCTGACGTTTGGCAGTCCGGCGATAACGGATGCTTCTTCCCGGCACCATGCAACAAACTGCCCGGGTGATGGAAGAAATGGTCGATTCTGCCGACGGGCTACGCGCATTCCTGCGTTAACCTGTTCCATCGAGGTGATCCCGTTTTCCCGGAAAGCCAGAACCCACTGGCGGCGGATTTCATTCAGTTCGTTCTGGTCCCGGTTAGCCAGACTCGCCGGGAAAGTTGCCAGTAACTGGCTGAACACACCGTTGATGATCTGCGCTACCTGTTGTACCTGCGGCTTTTCGTCGTACTGTTCCGGCATGTTGTTGGTGATCCGACGCATCTGCTCACGGTCAAAGTTAACCATCTGTGCGGCGATGTTTTTCATAAATCCACCCCGTAAATCCAGTCAGTGTTTGTCAGGTCGAGTTTTGGTTTTCCAGCTGTCACGCCAGCCTGTTGCTTGTTACGGTTGATTTCGAGTTGGGTCCACTTGTCGCGGAGTTTGGCCGGACTTAGCACGTTACCGGACCAGAAGTTGTCCTGGCATGCCCAGCGGAACAGCACGCACATGTCGCGGTGGTTACGTCCGTCACGTTCACGCATCAGGCGGATATCGTTAGCCCACCCTGCAAAATTCGGTTTTCTGGCTGATGGTGCGATGGTCTTCACCATGTCAAACATCCACTCTGCGGCGGTCAGGTCTTCTGCTGTTCCCCACTTGCTGCCGCTCTGAATTGCAGCATCCGGTTTAACCACAGAAAGATCGTTTTCTGGCTGGTCAGAGGATTCGCCAGAATTCTCGGACGAATAATCTTTTCTTTTTTCTTTTGTAATAGTGTCTTTTGTGTCCCCCTGTTTTGAGGGATAGCAATCCCCTAATTTGAGGGATGTTTTATCCCTCGTTTTAGGGGATTTTCCCTCGTTTTGAGGGATGCACCATTCTGAGATGTTTTTATTTGGTCCAAACATGCCGCCTTGCTGCTTGATAATATTCATTCTGACGAGTTCTAACTTGGCTTCATTGCACCGTTTGACAGGTAACTTTGTAATCTCGCTAAGTTGAGAATCGGTGATTCTGTCCATTGGTTTATTCCACCCATAGGTTTTACGCAGAATGGCAAGCAGCACTTTAAACTGTCGCTTGGTCAGATCTGCGCCTGAATAAGCCTCAATCAGCATATTTGATAGTCTGGCGTAACCATCATCGAGATCTGCCACATTACGCTCCTGTTCGGCAAAGTTACCTCTGCCGAAGTTGAGTATTTTTGCTGTATTTGTCATAATGACTCCTGTGGATTGATCCAGTAATTCCCTCAGAATTGCATATCAATTTGCTTAGAGTCCCCGGCGGCCACCGGGGATTTTTTCTTTGTGATTTCATCAAGCGCATACTTAAAAGCCCTGCTAATCGGACTGATGTCTGATGCCATTCCGAAAGCACACAAGACCGAAGCAATAAATCTCCAGTCCGTTCTGCTTATCTTCGATTCATGACAGCCAATCATCTTTGCCAGACCGCGCTGGGTAAGCGTTGACAGGTTGATGAGTAAATCTGTTTCTGCGCGATCAATTTCTCGCTGTGTTAGCTTGCTGTAACTTGCTTGTGCCATTTGTTAATTTTCCTATATTGATATATAGCGGCACACCCAGTGGATTTGCCGCTGATGTTTGCTCACCCGGTTAGAGGTGAAAGGCCAGAACTGTTAAAGAGCAATTTACTTATGCCGCTTGGCGGTAAGCACTTTCTTGATACTTCAGGGCGCCAGCTGTAACGATTTCCAATCGATAGGCGTCTTTCTCTGGGATAACTTCTTTCCACTGAGAGACTGCTGCATCGCTAATGCCTAGTGCTTTAGCAACAGCACGCTGGGTTCCGAAGTGGTCAATAACATCTTTTTTGTACATAGACTCGCTCCGAAATTAAAGAATACTTAAATTACCCACCAAAGGAATCTTAAGTTAAGTTTATTTAAGATGTCTTAACTATGAATACACAACTGATGGGTGAGCGTATTCGCGCTCGCAGAAAAGAACTCAAGATTAGGCAGGCTGCCCTTGGCAAGATGGTTGGCGTGTCTAATGTTGCTATTTCCCAATGGGAGCGATCTGAAACTGAGCCCAATGGCGAAAACCTATTGGCCTTAGCCAAGGCTTTGCAGTGCTCCCCTGATTACCTGTTGAAAGGAGAGGATAGTCTTTCAAACATTGCCTATCACAGCAGGCATGATCCAAGAGGTTCGTATCCTCTAATTAGTTGGGTAAGCGCAGGATGTTGGATGGAAGCTGTAGAGCCATATCATAGGCGTGCAATAGATAACTGGTACGACACAACGGTAGATTGTTCTGAAGACTCTTTTTGGCTCGACGTTAAAGGTGATTCAATGACTGCCCCGGCAGGACTGAGTATTCCTGAAGGGATAATTATTCTCGTCGACCCAGAAGTCGAACCACGTAATGGAAAGCTGGTAGTCGCCAAACTTGAAGGAGAAAACGAGGCGACATTCAAAAAGTTAGTTATTGATGCCGGTAGAAAATTCCTGAAACCACTCAATCCACAATACCCAATGATTGAAATCAATGGGAACTGTAAAATCATTGGCGTTGTCGTTGATGCCAAGCTAGCAAACCTTCCTTAAGGGGCTTTCGCCCCTTTTTTATTTCCCGTTAAAAATCAAATACAAACTAAATTCGCGCCCATAAAATTAAGTTTTCTTCAAAAATTCACTTGACCAAAAAATTAAGAGACCTTAAATTTAAGCCATCAGCAGGAGGCTGGAAGCCAAACGGAACAGATTGGCAGGCTCTTTAACATCGACGAACTCTCAACCTAACCGTTGAGACCAGAACTTGAGTGGTTTTGGGGATGGCGCGAATTGCAGCTGCAAGACAGCGATCGAGAAGATAAGCACCTCGACGCGTCATGCGCCAAAGCCACTTAAAGGAGACCATCATGGTAACCATTGTCTGGAAAGAATCCAAAGGTACGGCAAAAAGCCGCTACAAAGCTCGCAGAGCAGAACTTATTGCCGAGCGACGCAGTAGCGAAAAATTGCGCTAAAGCTCTCTGGTTGCGTCAGAGCAGACAAAGCAGCATCACTAGGAAGCCTTTGCTGCAAGAAGAAAGAAGAAGTTGTTCGAAAAAATAGAAGTATTTATTACAAGGATTCAAACCCATTAGGAAACAAAATACATGCAGTCCAAAAAATAAAATTGTACAGTAAACTACCGTACGGTGCTTATTGAGTATGCTTATGGTGAAAAAGACTATTTATGTTAATCCTGACCGCGGACAAAACAGAAAAGTATCTGATAGAGGTCTTACATCTCGAGACAGGAGGAGAATAGCGAGATGGGAAAAGAGGATAGCATATGCATTAAAAAACGGTGTAACACCTGGATTTAATGCTATAGATGACGGTCCTGAATATAAGATTAATGAAGACCCAATGGACAAAGTTGACAAAGCATTAGCAACACCATTTCCTCGCGATGTCGAAAAAATTGAAGATGAAAAATATGAGGATGTAATGCACAGAGTTGTTAATCACGCTCACCAACGAAATCCAAATAAAAAATGGTCATAGCCCACTTCGGTGGGTTTTTTATTGGCTGAACTAACCGAATTTATTACAGCAAGCCACGCAGTGAAATGGGTGTGACTTGTGTTGGTCGCCAGAAAATGAAATTAGGCAGCAAACCACTTATTTGAGGTGAGATATGACAAAATCATGGAGCGTACCTTTTCCTGAATCAGAAACTGAACATGATGGAATGCCTGTTTTCTGGAGATTCCAGGCGACAGTTGAAGAAGATGGGATAAAAATATTCGCACTTCAATATATAGCTTTTCATCAGACAGAGCATTATGCATGGTTGGTTCCTGCGCATTGGATTGTTAATTTTAAACCAGCACCAAATCAGTGGTTACAGGAATGGAAACAAAGGAGAAATAGATATGCAATTAAGAAAGTAGCAAAAAATGCAGAAAGATCTTTTGCATTCCCAACGAAGAAACTTGCCATTGAGAGTTTATTGCGCCGGAAGAAATACCATTTAATGAGAATCAAACAAGATTTGGCTGTTGTATCAACTCTTGTTGATGGGATGAAGAATATTGATACATCAACACCAGATATTGAATATAACTTTGGGCACAACCAAGAAACAGAAAATTGGGTATTTTATTAGTACGAGTAAGCACTGTGTATTCATTCCAACGAGTGAATACACGGAGCAATGTCGCTCGTAACTAAACAGGAGCCGACTTGTTCTGATTATTGGAAATCTTCTTTGCCCTCTAATGTGAGGGCGATTTTTTTCTGTGAGGATATGAACAGATGTCAAACATCAAAAAATACATCATTGATTACGACTGGAAAGCATCAATAGAAATTGAAATCGACCATGACTTAATGACAGAGGAAAAACTTCACCAGATTAATAATTTCTGGTCAGACTCTGAATACCGACTCAATAAACACGGCTCTGTATTAAATGCTGTATTAATCATGCTGGCGCAACATGCTCTGCTTATAGCAATTTCAAGCGACTTAAATGCATATGGTGTTGTGTGTGAGTTCGACTGGAATGATGGAAATGGTCAGGAAGGATGGCCTCCAATGGATGGTAGCGAAGGAATAAGAATTACCGATATCGATACATCAGGAATATTTGATCCAGATGATATGACTATCAAAGCCGCCTGAGCGCGGCGTTACCGCATACCAATTACGCTTCACTCGAGGCGTTTTTCGTTATGTATAAATAAGGAGCACACCATGCAATATGCCATTGCAGGGTGGCCTGTTGCTGGCTGCCCTTCCGAATCTTTACTTGAACGAATTACCCGTAAATTACGTGACGGATGGAAACGCCTTATCGACATACTTAATCAGCCAGGAGTCCCGAAAAATGGATCAAACAATTATGGCTATCCAGACTAAATTCACTATCGCCACTTTTATTGGCGATGAAAAGATGTTTCGTGAGGCCGTCGACGCTTATAAAAAATGGATATTAATACAGAAACTGAGATCAAGCAAAAGCATTCACTACCCCCCTTTCCTGTTTTCCTAATCAGCCTGGCATTTCGCGGGCGATATTTTCACAGCCATTTTCAGGAGTTCAGCCATGAACGCTTATTACATTCAGGATCGTCTTGAGGCTCAGAGCTGGGCGCGTCACTACCAGCAGATCGCCCGTGAAGAGAAAGAGGCAGAACTGGCAGACGACATGGAAAAAGGCCTGCCCCAGCACCTGTTTGAATCGCTATGCATCGATCATTTGCAACGCCACGGGGCCAGCAAAAAAGCCATTACCCGTGCGTTTGATGACGATGTTGAGTTTCAGGAACGCATGGCAGAACACATCCGGTACATGGTTGAAACCATTGCTCACCACCAGGTTGATATTGATTCAGAGGTATAAAACGGATGAGTACAGCACTCGCAACGCTGGCTGGGAAGCTGGCTGAACGTGTCGGCATGGATTCTGTCGACCCACAGGAACTGATCACCACTCTTCGCCAGACGGCATTTAAAGGCGATGCCAGCGATGCGCAGTTCATCGCATTGCTGATCGTCGCCAACCAGTACGGCCTTAATCCGTGGACGAAAGAAATTTACGCCTTCCCTGATAAGCAGAACGGCATCGTTCCGGTGGTGGGCGTTGATGGCTGGTCCCGCATCATCAACGAAAACCAGCAGTTTGATGGCATGGACTTTGAGCAGGACAATGAATCCTGCACATGCCGGATTTACCGCAAGGACCGTAATCATCCGATCTGCGTTACCGAGTGGATGGATGAATGCCGCCGCGAACCATTCAAAACCCGCGAAGGCAGAGAAATCACGGGGCCGTGGC